AAGACATTGAATGTCATGGCCAACGGTAGTCGGTTTGAGCCTGTAATCGGAAATCCCGGTGACGGAGCGAGTCCGTCGTGCGCTATCGTGGATGAGTACCACGAGCACCAGAGCTCGCAACAAGCGGACACGTTCATCACCGGCATGGGAGCACGCGAGCAGCCGTTGATGATCTACATCACCACGGCCGGCGCGGATACAGGCGGGCCGTGCTATGAGAAGCGCGCGGATGTAATCAGCGTATTGGAGGGGACAGTACAGGACGACTCGGTCTTCGGCGTAATTTATACGTTGGATGATGGCGACCCTTGGGATACGGTGGAGGCGCTGAAAAAGGCGAACCCGAACTTCGGGATCAGCGTTGATGAAGAATTTCTCAAAGGTCAGCTCGCGCAGGCGCGGCGCAGCGCGGCTAAGCAGGCGGCGTTCAAGACCAAGCACCTGAACCTCTGGGTCGGCGCTAAATCGGCGTGGATGAACATGCTTGCCTATCAGCGCTGTCGGCAGAAAGATCCGAATATCGAGGGCTTCCGGGGGCAGCCGTGCTTTGTCGGCATCGACTTGGCCAGCAAGGTTGACATCGCCTGTGCCGCGATCCTGTTCCCGCCGAACGGGGAGCGCACCACCTACGCCGCATTCGTGCGCCACTACCTGCCTGAGGACCGGGTACTCGAACAAACCAGGTACCAGGCATGGCATGCCGGCGGGTGGCTTACTGCAACGCCGGGAAACGTGACAGATTTCGGGTATATCGAGGATGACCTGAATAGCCTAAAATCCGAGTACGAGATTCTGGAGGTGCCATACGATCCTTTTCAGGCGACGCAGTTTGCCACGCGGATGATGGCGGAAGGATTCCCCATGGTCGAGGTTGGCGCGACGGTGCGGAATTTTTCCGAGCCGATGAAACAGCTTGAAGCGCTTATCCTCAAAAAGCAGATCGCGTTCGAGGCCGACCCTGTGCTGATGTGGATGTTCGGCAATGTAGTTGCTAAGCTTGACCGCAAAGACAATATTTTCCCTAACAAGGAACTGCCGGATGCAAAAATTGACGGGGTTGTCGCGCTGATCATGGCGCTGAACCGCTGCCTGGCCAGACAGGACGGCAACGGCATGGGAGACTATGTGGAATGGCTGGCGCGGGCGTGAGCAGAAAGACCGCATGGCAAGGGCTCCGCCAGTGGCTGATGCTGAAAAAGGCATCGACCCCACTATCCATCCGCGACCCCGAACACTGGCGCAACCGTGAATTTGACTCTTACGGCGAGCCGGTCAACGAGGCAAGCGTGCTGTCACTGGCTGCGGCGTGGGCATGCGTGAACCTGATTGCCGGGACCATCGCATCCCTGCCGCTGATGGTGTACCGCACAGATCGAAACGGCTCCCGCACGCTGGCGCAGGATCATCCGCTGTACAGGCTGGTTCACAATTCGCCCAATGCATTACAGACCGCCGTTGATTTTTGGGAATACTTGGCTGCGTCGCTGGAGTTACGCGGCAACGCTTACGCGCGCATTGTCCGCAGTGGCGGCCGGGTGGTGAGCCTGATCCCGGCATCCGCTTCGGCAATGACAGTACGGAAACTCGACAGTTCGCGCCTCGAATACAGCTGGAACGATGATGGCAAGCAGGTCACCGAGACCAGCGACAACATGCTGCACATCCGTGGGTTTGGCGGATCGCCGCTCGGCGGGCTGTCAACGTTGCAGTTCGGCGCACAGGTGTTCGGCCTATCGCGTGCCGTTCACAGCGCGGCGGGGAGCACTTTCCGCAACGGATTGCGCCCGTCTGGGGTGTTGACGTTTGAGCAGTTTCTGACCACAGACCAACGGGACATTATCGAAAAGCGCCTTGTGGAGAAATTTGTTGGCGCCATGAATGCCGGCCGGCCGATGGTGCTTGAGGGAGGAACTAAGTGGGAGCAACTCACCATCAACCCTGAAGATGCGCAGATGCTCGAATCGCGATCGTTTTCGATTGAGGAAGTCGCGCGGATGTTCGGGGTTCCGCCGCACATGATCGGCCATACAGCGAACAGCACAAGCTGGGGCACCGGCTTGGAACAACAGACGCTGGGGTTCCAGAAATTCACCCTGCGCAGGCGACTAAAGCGAATCGAGCAGGCGCTTGAAAAACAGTTGCTTACAGAGGAAGATAGGTCGCAGGGCGTAACGATAGAATTTTCCCTTGAAGGCTTGCTACGTGGTGACAGCGCGGCGCGGTCCAGCTTTTACCAATCCGGCTTGATGAACGGGTGGATGACGATCAACGAAGTTCGCGCGCTCGAAAACCTACCGCCTGTAGCCGGCGGCGATGTTCCGCGCATGCAGTCGCAGAATGTGCCTATCTCAGGAGGCCCAACCGCATGAACACGAAAGAATTTACCCTCGAAGTCAAGGCGGTCGGCGAGGCTGGCGTCATTGAGGGGTGGGCATCAACGTTCGGCGGAGCGCCGGATGCCTACGGCGATGTCGTTGTCCCTGGCGCCTTCGCCGACAGCCTCGTGCGCCATAAACGGGAAGGCACAGCGCCACTGATGCTGTTCGGCCACCGGGCAAGCGAAGTGCCGATCGGCGGCTGGGATGATCTGGCCGAAGACGGCAAGGGGCTGTGGGTCAAGGGCACAATCGATCTTGACGACCCTCTCGGCGGCCGGGTGCATCGCGCGCTCAAGAACAAGCGCATGCGCGGACTGTCCATCGGCTACGCGACCAAGCGCGAGCAGCGCGACGAAAAGAACCCGGCGATCAACCGGCTGCTGGAAGTCGATCTGTTTGAAATTTCTATCGTTACATTTCCGGCCAATCGTCGCGCCACCGTGACGGCAGTGAAAGCCGAAAGTGAATTGCGAAACCGCCTGGCGGCCGGGGACCGGCTGACAGTGCGGGAGTGGGAGCGGCTGCTCAAAGAGCATTTCGCGCTCAGCAACTCCGAGGCGGAGCGTGCCGTGAGGCTCCACCTTCGGGGCGGCTCGGGGGAACCGAGCGCAGACGACGGCATTGCATTTCTGCGCGCCCTGACGGGCATTACCAATTGAGGATTTGAAAATGAGCGAATCAACCAAAACCGCCGAACAACTGGCGGCCGAATTCAAAAGCGCCTACGACGCCGCCATTGACAAGGTGAAAGCCATCGCGGAACAAGCGCTCGGCGAGGCCAAAACCAGCGGCGAGATCGCGTCCAAAACGAAGGAAGACGCCGACGAAGCGCTGCTGAAAATGGGCACGATCCAGGAGCAGTTCCGCGGCCTGGAGCAGCGCCTGCTGGAGGGACATGTCGGCGGCCAACAGCGTGCCAAGAGCGTCGGCGAACTGTTCACCGAAAGCGATAAGGTCAAGGAGTTCTTGTCGCAGGCTCGCCCCCGCGGCCGCGTTGACATGGAGGTCAAGGCCACGCTGACCAGCCTGACCACCGTGGCTGCCGGCTCGGTCGGCGACGCCATCAACCAGACTCGCCTGCCGGGAATCCTGGAGCTGCCGCAGCGCCGCCTTACGGTTCGTGACCTGCTGACGCCGGGAACCATGGACGGCAATACCCTGGAATATGTCAAGGAGACCGGGTTCACCAACAATGCCGCACCGGTCGCCGAGGGCGCGCTCAAGCCATCCAGCGATATCCAGTTCGACCTGGTGAGCACCAGCGCCAAGGTCATCGCCCACTGGATGAAGGCGAGCCGGCAGGTTCTCGACGACATCTCGCAGCTGCGGTCGATCATCGACCAGCGCCTGCTATACGGCCTGGCCTACGTCGAGGAAGCCCAGCTGCTCAATGGCGACGGCACCGGGCAGAACTTGCTGGGACTCATCCCGCAGGCGACGGCCTATGCGGCGCCGATCACGCTAACTGCGCCGACCAGCATCGACATGATGCGGCTGGCCATGTTGCAGGCGGCGCTGGCTGAGTACCCGGCCACTGGCCACGTGATGAATCCCATCGACTGGGCCTGGATCGAGACGCTCAAGGACGCGGAGGGTCGGTACATCATCGGCAACCCGCAGGGCAGCATCTCGCCGACGCTGTGGGGGCTGCCAGTGGTAACCACGCAAGCGATCGCGGTGGACAAGTTCCTGACCGGGGCATTCCGGCTGGGTGCGCAGGTGTTTGATCGGTGGGCGGCGCGGGTCGAGGTTGCGACGGAGAATGAGGACGACTTCGTCAAGAACTTGGTGACGGTGCTCAGTGAAGAAAGGCTCGCCCTTGCCGTCTACCGTCCCCAAGCGTTCATCTACGGAGATTTTGCCCGGATTGTGTAGGTTAATCAATAACTTACGCTCGTCATGACCGCAATCACGCAGGATGAACGGAGAGCAAAGCACGCTCTCTACATGCGTGAATATACCCGCGCACGGGGCGCTGTACCCGTGCGCGGGGTCATGATCATGTGCGCCCGGTGCGGGGTGGAAACCGAGAAGCAGCACCGTGCACATGACTGGTGCGCCGCTTGCGTCAAGCCCGGACAACTGGAACAGCGCCGACTGAAAAACGCTGCGCGAGGCGCCATCATCATCGGCAGTGTTTTGAAATGCCGGGCCTGCGCAAGAGAATTCAAGAAGAGCCACAAGAGGCAGCTTTATTGCGAAGACTGTACGCCTCATGTCAGGCCGGGAACTACGAAGATCGGGGACAAGAAGCCGTGCGCGAATTGCGGAGATGAAATAACCGTTTCTAGTTCTCGGATGATTTATTGCGACCCGTGTCGCGATCTTCAGCGTCGATTGCTTCTTCCGAAAGATCGAGCTGTATCGAATAGGCGAAACCGACTTAGGCGTAAGGCCGACCCAGCGTTTGCCATAAACTGCAGGATGAGCAGGGCTGTGTGGGGAAGCCTCAAAGACGGCAAGAACGGCCGATCATGGGAAGAACTGGTCGGATATACAACCGCCGACCTAATGCGCCACCTGGAGCGCCAGTTCCTTCCCGGCATGACATGGGAGAACAGAGGCGCCTGGCACCTGGATCATATTCAGCCGCTCGCAAGCTTCAACTTCACCACGCCATCCGACCCGGACTTCAAGGCCGCTTGGAGCTTGCCGAACCTGCGCCCGTTGTGGGCGTGTGATAACCTACGCAAGAGTGCGCAGCGGACCCATCTGCTGTGACGGAGGCTAGAATGAAGCACACCTACCGCGTACTGCGTCAAATGACCGGCGACAAGCCATATTTGCCGGGGGACACGCGCGATCTGACGCCGGCCGAAGCAAAGCACTTGGTGGCCCTGGGCGTGCTCAAAGACCTTGGCCCGGTAAAGACCGAAGCCGAGAAGGCCGCGCCGGCACACGCCAACAAGCAGGCGCCGGCCGTTAAAAACAAGTCGCGAACGTAGGAGGCCGCATGTCTGACGTTGGTTCGGAAAAATTTGCGATTGCAGCGGGAGCCATGTCGCCTGCCATATGGATGACGACATTTGAAACCGGAATCACAGCCATCCCCGCGGCTGGCGGAACGATGCGCGTGTTCAAGTCGACCTCGCCGCGCCTTGACATCCTCGCCGACATCGCCGACGGGTCGCTGTCCTACGCCAACCTGATCGCCGGCACGCAGCCCACACGCAGCACATGGATGCTGTGGGCGCCCGGCGCGGTAACCGCCACCACCAACCAAGGGCCGATTGAATCCGCCGGGGACGTGGCACTCATCGCCACGGCGACCGGCGCGGCCGGGCGGCTTGAGGTGGCCCGATGACCATCGAGCAGCGCGTCGACCGGATGTTCAACCCCGGCGGATCGACGCCGGTGGGTACGGGTTTCCCGCTCGTGCCGTTCGCCTCTCTCCCCGCAGCATCTACCGTCGAGGGTCAAGTCCGTCGCCTCGCCGAACTACCGCATGTATCCCTGATCGCGCTGGGTGGGAAATGGCGCCCGTTGGGTGGCCGGCAGGTGTTGGCGTCTCGAAGGACGGCGCGCACCCGGCAGAATACGGCGTTAGGTATTCTCGATACGCTTGGCCCGTTCCCCGGAGGTCTTGTTCGTGCGGGGATGGGTCTGGAGTCGGATGCACTATGGTC